GACTGGGCAGGTGGTAGCGATACCGGCGGAATCCACGTCAACAACAAGAGCGGCACGGAAGTCGCTACGATGAATATCGTAGGCGATATCCCGGATGGGACGAATCGATTTTTCCAGGGCACGATTACCTTTTCCGCCGATATCAAGACGGGCGCGAGTGTAACGGTGAACTGATATGTCGATCGCGCGGGATGCCTCTAGTCCGGCGCGCTTTAATCTCAGTAGTACCACGACAGCGAGTGGAACTGAGTCAGGCACCTCCGCCTCATTCACCCCGCCTGCTAATGCATGGGTATACTGCTCCGCGTGCATCAATAGCACGGCAGCTTCGCCCACTTTCAGTAATCCCACAATACAGGCGGTGGGCTAGGATCTTGGACTCTCGTCAAGAGCCAAGCTAACGCGAGTGGCGGATCGGTTGCGGTCTGGCGCGCCTTCGTTAATTCGAGTGTCGCAACCACCGTTACGGTCAGTGTCACTGGGACCGGAAGCACGGCTGGTGCTATTCCCAACGACGCTGCCGCCTGGTGTGATGTGTGGACTGGTGCGGCCACGAGTCAGACTGGAGCCGCTACAGGAGGTAGCACCAGCACGACGGCTAACATAAGCCCGTCTATCACCACGACAGCCAGCGGATCTCAGGTCGCCGGTGTCGCGGTGGACTGGCAGGCAGCCGGTACGCCGACGAGCACGGATACGATCGACGGTTACACGCAGACCGGTCAGACCTCTGGAGGTCGAGCTTATAAGGCGAGTAATTCGGGAGCGGCCGGCGCCGTTACGGTTAACTTCCATAGCCCTGGAACACCGCAATGGGCTTATGCGCTCTATGAGATTTTAGCGCCCGCTGGTGGATCGACGTTCACGTTAGGTGGCCAATCGGTTACCTCGACGGAAGGAACGATCACCGATACGGTGAGCTATAGCGTCTCAGGCCAGTCGATCACCTCGACGCTTGGTACGATTTCCCCTGCGGTGTCCTACGCTACCGTAGGACAGGCTGTTACTTCGGTCCTCGGGACAATTGTTCCGACTGTCTCGTATGGCCTGACGGGTCAGAGTATCGCCTTTACCGAAGGCGCGATTACCGCCTCGACCGGTGGTGATCTGACACTGACTCTAGCCGGTCAGGCGATCGCCTCCACTCTCGGGACGATTACGCCCACGCTGAGTTATAGCGCGGCAGGGCAGGCGATCTCGAGCTCTGAAGGTACTCTTAGCTCCCAAGCGAGCTATGCCCTTCAAGGCCAGTCGCTCACGCTAACAGAGGGATCTCCGAGCGGTAAAATCGACATTGCTCTAAACGGGCAGTCGATCAATACCGCGGAAGGAGCGATCTCCGCCAACATAGCGGGTGATCAGACTGTCTCCATAGGCGGCTTATCAGCAGCCTTTTCGCTCGGTCAGATCACGATATCGGTCATATCCGCATCAGCCGATGCAGGCCGGAAGCGGATCCGCGAAATCTATCGGATCAAGATCGACGGCCACACGTTCGAATGCCGATCGCTCGCCGAAGCGCTTGAGATACTCGATAAGGCGAAACGCCTCGCCGAGCAAGTTGCCCAGAAAGCACCGCAGGCAGCGCAGGCAGCGCAGCCTAAAAAGATCGAGCCTCCCCGGATCACCACGAATACGCCTCAGTTGCGCAAAGCGGTCACCGAGACGCGCCAGGAGATCCGTAAGACCTACGAACGCGCGAATATCGATATGGAGATCGCGCTCCTGATGGAGCTCGATGACCGTCACAACGACGACGCCATCACGCTTTTGATGTGAGAACCCTATGAGTCAATTTATCAATCGGTCCAAAGACCCCCGCGGTACTGCCGCGGTTGAAGCTCACTTCGGTGGATCCAACCAAGGTCAACGTGCTGGGACAGACTCCCTGCTGAAGTCCTCTCCCTACGGCACCCAGGCATGGAACAACCCATCCGGCGATGTGAGCTTCAACGCTCCCGGACAGAACCTCCCTGCCGGCACTGGAGTGAACTACAACCCGCAGCCGGGACACAAGGCGAGCCAGGATCCGTTCTCACTCGCGGATGGATTTCCGGGTAATTGATTTTAGGGGCGACCAAGTCGTAAGACAGTCGCATCAGTCATTTATGAGTTGTCTCAATGGCCGCGCCAGTCGGTAACCAAAATGCAGCCAAGGCCAAACGATGGCGGGAAGCGATCTTACGAGCACTGGCGCGCTGCACTGGAACAAGCGTGGATGCCGGACTCGACCAAGCTGCAGATCGTCTTGTCGCCCTCGCAATGGAAGGCGATCGCTGGGCGATTGATCACATTGCAGATCGTATCGATGGAAAGGCCTCGCAAGGAATCCAGCTCGAGGATGCGGACGGCACACCACTCGGCCTCGCGGTGACCTTTGGACGCCACCCAGCAGACGATCGAGTTTCCCCCGAAGCTCGAATGCCTCTTTCGTCCTAGCCGATATAAGACGCTACACGGCGGTCGTGGCGCAGCGAAATCTTGGGGTATCGCGCGAGCGTTACTCGTCAAAGCCGCAGAGAAGCCGTTACGCATTCTCTGCGCACGCGAAGTGCAGAAGTCGATTGCGGACAGCGTTCACAAACTGCTGTCCGACCAGATTCAAGCCATGGGACTCGGTGCCTTCTACCGGGTGACCGAAGCGAAGATCGAAGGCCGCAATGGCTCAGAGTTCTTCTTCGCCGGTATTCGCGGCCAATCGATCGAGAACCTGAAGTCGTACGAGGGCGTGGATGTGTGCTGGGTCGAGGAGGCCCAAGTCGTCACCAAGCGCTCATGGGATGTATTGATCCCGACGATCCGCAAAGAAGAATCCGAAATCTGGATCAGCTTCAATCCAGACCTGGATACGGATGAGACCTTCACGCGCTTTGTACAGAAGCCGCCCAAGGACTCCATCGTCGTTGCGATGAGCTGGCGCGATAACCCCTGGTTCCCGAAAGTGCTCGAGCAGGAGCGCATTGCCTGCCAAGAGCGTGATCCGATCGGCTATCGCAACATCTGGGAAGGCGAGTGTCGTGCCGCAGTAGATGGCGCGATCTACGCTCAGGAGGTCGCTCAGCTCGTCACGAGCGGCCATTACCGACCAGTTCCATACGATCCGATGCTCACCGTACACACGGTGTGGGATCTAGGCTGGAACGACAAGATGGTGATTATCCTGGCCCAGCGTCACTCGAGCGAGCTGCGCGTGATCGATTACGTCGAGGACTCGCACCGCACGCTCGTCGATTACGTACGTGATCTCGAGGCCATGAAATACCGGTGGGCCACGGACTGGCTACCGCATGACGGTCAGTCGAAGGACTTCAAGACGGGACAGAGCACGCAGGAGATCCTGACGAAGCTCGGTCGCCGCGTGCAGATCGTGCCGAAGATGGATGTGGAGCAAGGAATTAAGGCGGTGAGGCTGTTATTCCCGCGGCTCTATATCGATGCAGATAGGGCAGGGCGGCTAGTGGATTGTTTGAAGCGCTATCGCCGTTCGATTCCCTCGAGCACGAACGAGCCCTCGAGTCCATTGCACGACGAATACAGCCATGGCGCCGATGCCTTGCGGTACATGGCGATCGTGGCCGATCAGATGGCTAATGAGATCACATTCCGCAAGCCCATCGTTTACCCCAAGAGAGCCTACGCATAAGCGATGACCGACATTTATAAGATGGCGCGCTCGGTCCTAGTGCCCAAGGGAAAGGGAAGTGCGTTAGATAGCGCTTGGGCTAACATTCAAAAAAAGTACATCACTCCCCTTAGCCGTCCTGGGGCAATCAAGAATAATCGGGATGCATTCCTATATTTCGATTCCAGCCCGAAGTCTCCTCGAGATCAATTTGCACAGTGCGTCACATGTCGCATGTTCGTTCCGGATGAGTACTTAGGCCGAAAGGATGACGTTGACCTCTGCGTAATCCATGGATCAAACGTCAAGGTTGGTGAGTCGTTTTCCTGCGGACTGTACTGCGGCTGGCCTAAGGGACCTCCAAATCCAGAAGTGATTAGGGATCACGCTGCCGAGTTGAAGAAAGGCATTGCCGGTTCCGTTACGCCTGACGAGTCAGGGCTGGTAGATCGAAAGGTCCGTTGCGAAAACTGCGTATTCCACATTAAGAGTCCTTCTATGTGCCACCTCTATGACATGCTGAATAAGACTATGCCGCAATACTGGGATCTCGACATTAATGTCGATCCGAAGGGCTGTTGTAACGCAAACATGGCGCTTCCGAAATGAGTGCTGCGATGTTTGCCAAGATGAAAGAACTCGAAGCACGCGTGAAGGCGCTCGAGGAACGAAACAAAGCACAGGACAACCCAGTCCTGGCGCCCGTCAAGACGCTGAAGCTCCCTGAGAAAAAGACTGCCTGATGGCTCAAGCCAGCTCGTCCGCACCCGGCTATGACAACGCCGGGACCCCGACCGTGGGCGCAAAGCCGATGGACGAGGTACAGCTTATTGCGGCCATTGATGATGCGGACAATCGCGCCTATGGGTCGAATCTCTCGAACCTGACTGCCGCTCTATCGGCTGAGCGTGCGCTCAACATCGATCTGTACTTAGGCAAGAACGTTGATCCTGCGCCCGAAGGTCAGTCGAACGTCATAGACCGATCAGTCTTCGAAACCATCCAATGGATTCTCCCCTCGCTCTGCCGGATCTTTGCCAACGGTGACGATGTCGTCTCACTGACACCGATGAACGAGGCGGACGTGGAACCCGCCAAGCAGGAGACCGCCTATCTCAACTGGATGGTCACGACCAAGCACCCGTGGTTTGATCTGTTCCTGGAGTGGGCGACTGATGCGCTACTGACCAAGAACGCTTACTTCCTCGTCTACCGAGACCGCAAACGCTCAGTCGATATCGAGAAGTACGAAGGGCAGACCAAGGAGGGCATTGCCTACCTGCTACAGGACCCCACCTGTCAGCTTATCGACTCGAGGTCCTATCCTGCGCCGGATCTCCCACCCGATCCTGTCATGGATCCGGTCACAGGACAGCAATTGGTCAACGAAACCGGCCAACCGATGACCATGCCGGCCATGCTCTACGACGTCGTCATACGCCGTAGCAGCGAGGGCAAAGACCTCACCATCCGTGTTCTCCCCCCGGAGCGCGTGAAAGTCGACCAGAGAGCGTTCTCGTGGCGTATAGACGATCGCTGCAACTACTTCGAGTACTGGGAAGAGACGACCTTAACGGAGCTTCGTGAGCAGGGTTTCGATATTCCGACCGATGTCGCGGATGACCCTGAGATCTACACCGAAGAGGATTACGCTCGAGACCAATACGGTGAGCGCCGTCTAGAGCGCTATAAGCCGACGGATCCCTCGATGCGCCGGGTCAAGGCGCGAATGATCTGGATCCGTGTCGATTACGACGGGGACGGTAAGGCCGAATTACTGCAGATCATGCGGGTCGGCCGACGGATCCTGTATCAGGAAGAAGTCAGCCGGATCCCCGTCGCCTCCGGTGTCGCCTGTCCTTTGCCGCATCGCCATCTTGGTGTGGCCGTTGCGGACATGGTCTCGGATATCCAGCGGATCAAGACGGCCATTTTGCGCGGCGGTTTGGATAACCTCTATATCGCGAATAATCCGCAAAAGGTGCTGAACGAGACGCAGGTAAACATCGACGATGCGCTGATCAGTCGCCCCGGTGGGATTATCCGGGCAACCGATATCAACCAGATCCGCTACGAGCAGATGCCGTTCGTATTCCCGCAGGCCGTCGAGGGCCTGGAATACATGTCCCAGGTCGCCCAGAACCGCACAGGCGTCAATAACGGATTCTCCGGCGTC